TGAGCAATCGCTCTTCTGGCAGTCTGGGTCCATATACACACACAACGGATCTGGAATCCCCTCTATATATATCTCCTGATCAAAAGAGTCATTACTCTCATAATCAGTCACAAGCCTCCACCAGCCGATCCCCCCTTTCACCTGGAAATTGCGCGCCGGCGTGTATGCATTCCTCTGAGCTTTGGAAATATACTCGATATGCCGTATAATCTGCTTCATCACATTAGCAGATTCCTGGGTGGCTCCGTTGCCCATTCCTAATATCCGAGCCGACTCCTTCGCCTTCCTCATATCATTTATTATCTTCAAATTATGCTGCCGCACCACATTCAGAGTCAGACACGGTTTGTCGCTGAGATCCCTCGTCCGCCGAATATCATCCGGCCACTGATGACCGTTATAGGAGTCTGCGTCGGCAAATTTGATATCTTCTACAAACTTCTTACGGAATGTCGCCTCCCACTCCGCACAAGCCCTAAACCTAATACGAGCCTCCTCGAGGACATCTCCCATCCCCAAATCAGCCAGCGCCTGAACCGTCTGATCAGGCGGTCCCATCCCTCTCATCTTCTACTCTCCACTCCCGGCAGCACTAGTCGGATTAGGCAACCTATCCTCTTCCTGCTTACAGCAATTAGGACAGCCAAAAACATCCTCATTAACCCGAAAATACATCCCGCAAACAGTACAAAAATACATATAATGCTCTGCCGGCGGCAACTTGGGATTCGGCGGCGGCAGCCCTTTATGACTCAAAACCTCCTCCCTCAATAAACCATGGAAGCCGGACTCCATACTCCCGCAGATGAAGAATATGGAGTCCCACCCCTAGCATATAAATAATAGGCTAGGGGCACCATGGGCGCGCGGCGCGGCACCACAGGCGCGTTGCCTTTCCATTCCTAGTGTATCTCCGAGATCTGCGCACATTAGAATGGCCCGCCATGAGACGTGTCGCTTCCCAGGTGTTTCTTCCTCGTCGCTGGAACCCAGAAAGCAATAGGCATGGTAATCCAACACCTCACGTCATCATCTCAATCTTTGTTCTTCCAATTCCAGGATACCAGTGCTTTCAAGATATTTAAGCACAGCTTTCGCCTGTTCTAAAACCCAATCCCTAACATCGGGTAATAGGTTATCCCAGATAACACCATCCTTGCGCAGATGTGTTTCATAAATAACCTTAGCGACTTCCATCTCAATATTGTCTTTGTCTCTTTCCACAGGCAACACCTCTTCTAAAGGAGGAATTACAACTTCCCGCGTCAAAGCCCTCTTAAGATTCTCTGACACGCCCCAGGGAGGAGAAACAGGGCCGTAACCCCTCCTCCACTCAATCGGAATCACCCCAACCCATTCCATACAAACCCTCCTAAGTGGTGAGGCTTCGCCTCACCTCATCCATCCCGTACCACGAGCGCGCGGGCGGAATCCACCAGTTTCATCAGCGTATTCCTGCTCTCTTCTGGCTGTGATGGAGGCTCCGAGGGCGGTAAGCTTGTCGAGGATGGCTTCGGCGACTCCGGTTCGCTTCTCTCTAAAGGCGAGGGCGAGGTATCTAAACGCGTCCGCCGGGTCAGAAGCCCAATCATGTAAAGGCTCATTAGAGTATTGGCCGTCAATAATACGGTAGCGGTAGTGCCTAAGCCCCTGAAGTCCCTCCTCGCATTTGTCCTCGTCGAACCAGCAATTGGAGAATATAAGTCGGGCCGCATTGATTCCATCCGTTCTGGAGAGGTTGGGAACTTTCTCAGTCTTGAACCCATGCTCTTTTATCTGCTCTTGGATGGTAAGCTTGGTTCCGAGACGTTTCGCGTAGGCATCGTGAGGCAACCAAACCGTTCCGTAGGTATACTCCTGTCGCTGAAGGTGCCGGATGAAGTGAGCGATATGTTCCCCTGTTGCACTGTAATAATTGATGATCCGGTACTGCATTGCCACCCTCTGAGCAAACCAAATAGAGGTAGCGTCAGCCCGACCAAGATCAAAGAAGCAGTCAACAGGAGAGCTAAGAATCCACGGAACATCGCAGATCCTACCCTCCTCTTGAGCTTTTCTGAGTTCCTTAGCATATACGGCCCCTTCGAGGACCTGCCTGCAGAACCCTTCCCAAATATTGAGGTAAGAATCATAATCCCGTACCTTCTCCGCTTCCATCTCCCGCATCAACACATCCGGGAAGAATGGATTATCCCTCCAAGTCGTCTTAATCACCAGCATCTGCGCCGGGTCTTGATCCCTTACAAACCGCGTATAGGTATAATCCGTCTCCAGCTCCGGGTTAAAGGTCATCCAGATCTCGGACCCCTCCCGCCGGATCGTGGGGATGAGGATTCCCCAGGAGTTTCGGCTGACCTTGTGGGCTTCTTCGACCCAGCAGTAGTCGATTCCTTCGTAGGACTTAATCTTCGTAACGTTGTTCTTAATCCCCTCAAACGCGAAAGAAGTTCCGTTAACCCCAAATATGCGCGCATTCTGCACCTCATAGAAGGAGTCAAGACCCAACGCACTTATCTGATCAGCAAGGAGCCGATGCACCGAATCGCTTATTGAGTTCTGCAGCTCTCTGGCACACAACACCCTAATCGCCCTTGAAGTCCCCAACAGCAACAGCGCCCTCGCACACGCCCAAGACCGCCCTCCTCCTCGCCCACCGAATAAAACTTTATATCGTCTAGGCTGGAAGAGTACTTGGAATGGAGCCGGAAAATCGGCGTTAATTTCCATCGCTTCGCGACCTACAGCAGTTGACCTATATACTCCCGCTTCGCGCTGAACAAGATGTTACAGGGTTATCTGTATCCAAAAACCAAGTTGGTAACAGATATAGAGAGTCGGCGCCCCGTTCGCCTGCAACACAGGGGAGACCGGCGTCCAAGACCCAACGTCAATCACCTGATCCGCGGCACTACCATTAGACAGATTCGCCCGCGCTGGATTAATGGCGATTCCCGACCCTGTATCAGGACCAGCCAAACAGAACAACATCCGCCCCGGAATCGCCGGGGGCAGGCTTACGTTGACTCCACCTATGATGAAGTTCATGAATGCATTAAGTGTTGGGCCTGGTGGGGTGGTCGTCCCGACCACAGAGGTATTCGACCCAAATAGGGATTGGAAGGCGTCAAGAAGTTCCCCAGCGTCAACAATCCGCTTCCCTGGAGACAGCGACGGCACCAGCCCAATCATACTTTTCGGCGGCGACGAGGCATCTGCCATTGTCTATAAGACCCTTGAAAGAAGTGACGGCGCGGCGGCCATCACCGCCTGCACCGCAGTATCAACGGTCGCCGTCCCCACAGGCTCCACAGGGGCCACTTGGGCGGGGGTCACCTGGGAAAGCGTTGCAATGTGGGTATCAGTAGTAGTCATTATACCGCTGAGGGACGACATGAGGTTTGGGTCGTCAGTCTCAATAAGGCCGGCGATGTCTTTGATGACGCCGAGATAGTGGAGGATGTCTGCCAATTCCATAGCGTCTTCCTTTCAGTCAGCCGCTGAACTGGAGCGCGGCTTGGGTATTGCGACTTCGACTAGCGGCTTCGCCGACTGCCCACCGGGGGGACTAGCGGCTTCGCCGACTGTCTCCTTTTGGTATTTCGGCGACAGCGACTGCCAAGGAGCTAGAGCTGCGAGGGACCGTTCCATTTCCGTCGGGAGCGCGGCCATTGCGGGACTGGTATGGGGTGCGGATGGTGATAACGCCGCCAGCACCATACGGCCCGCAAGCTCCCATCATCGGCAGGTTGCGCCTGTTGAAGGTGTTTTCCGGGACATAGGGTGTTTCGCAGGGGCTGCAGTCGCACTGGTTATGGGCGTATACATAGGGGTAAGTGCCCTTCCGGACGATAGCGCTCGTGTCGTTGAGCCGCGGCGGATCAGGCCGGCTCCACTGTGGATAGGGTTCGGCAGGGCCGGCGGCGGTCCCGGTGCCTTTCGGCCAAGAGGAATCGGTCATTGGGAGTTCCTTAAATTTGGTGGCCAACTTTGATGATCAAAGCCGACATCAACTTACTCACACAACGCATCGAAGGCAGTGCACCGAGGAGTTTGATGATCAAACCCCAACCCCGGAGGTCTGGGGGACACAAGGGTTGGAGCTGATCACCACGCACTAGCCTGGGTGAGGGGCTAGATTGTATCTTTAGAGTATGTTTTATCAGTTACTGGATGATGAATGGCCTTGGAAGCATCATGCTGCAGGCCTTCGCCCTGAACGTGAAACGGATGTTCCCTGTGAAGGTGATCAACTGCACCAGACACAGATGCCTCACCAACTGCATATCCAGGAGCATGACGAATTGGAGCTGAGCGAGGAGCAGTTGGCCCCCAAACCTCATCATGCTTTATGCCACCACTAGTAGCTTTACGCCCACGTCGATCCATCTTACTCTCCTCTCCAAAAGGTCAGAATGGTGGAACAAGAACCCGTCGGGCGGTACTCAACTTAACGGGGTACACTATCTAACTTTAAGTTGAGTGCCATTCGCCCCAAAGTTGCACCTCACAGCCCAATAGTGACAAGACGGCCTGGTGAAAGTGAACAGTGAACTGACAGCGCCTAACGGCTTACACTCATAGGGTGGACCGAAGGTCCATTAGAAGTCTGGCGTCTCCGGGGCCGATCCCTTTACAAGTCCCCTCTGGCGGGCAACCCGCGCCCGCTGCATCTGCTTCGGCGACACCTTGGCAGGGTCTCTTACAGCGGCCTTATAGGCCCTTGTCTGGCCGATACGGCTCGGGGTCACGGCGGCTTCAGACTGGATAGATTCGGCGAGGCGTCTTGCCCCCTGCATAGGGTCCCAGGGCCCGTAGCGGGATGTATCCTTCGTCTTCATGCTGCCTTAATCCGTCGTGATTGGGATTGGGCTAGCGGCTTCGCCGACTGTTGGGAGGGTAGAAGGGCTTGGCCGGACCATTGGATAAGGGAAGGAAATGAGTTTGTGCAGGCTGCCTGCACTGCGGAAGGCAGGTCTGTGTATATGCGGCCGCGGCGGAAGCGAGGATCGAGGTTCTTGACGGCGACGACGCCGACAGACGGCATTCGAAGGGCAGCTGATACGATGGGAAGGTATAGGTGCTGCAGCTTGGTGTGAGCGCCGGGTACAAGTGTGTATTTTACCTCGATAATGACCGCGTAAGGAGTGATGGGGGTGTGGAAGACATAGATTATGTCGGTTTGGCAGTACCCGTGCCCATTCCTGTCTTCAAATTCAAACCACTTCCCATGCAGAGAGCCGGAAAGATGCCTTGAAAGGGCCTTTTCGAACCGCAGTCCTGCGGCTTTTGCACCCTTAGGCCGCGACGCTGGGATGCAACTTGGGCGCTCAGACAGGAGAGAGGCCCACCTAAGGTCTTCGATTACACGATGCTGTAGAGGTTGCGGAGAATATGTCGTGGTCTGCGGAGAATATGTCGGGGACACCCCTTGAGCGCCCCGCGAAGGGCCTTGAGTGACCCGCGAAGGCCCTTGCCGGCTAGGCATCGGAGGACTCAATGTCAATGGTCACAGGATTTCGAATAGAATCATTGCCTGGATGAGGAGTTTCCGACTTAATAAAGTTCACATTCACTTGGATTCCGCCGGTGCCTTGTGCTGCAGATTCTCCAGGCCTAACAAGGCCTCTAGTTGCTGACATTGGCTTGACCAACAACAGCTCTGCCTGCTCAAATAACTCTCTATTAGAAAAGTTATCTGGATCTTCTTCCATTCGTCTTTGCAGTTCATCAAGTGTGGATAGGCCAAGACTCCGCATTCTTTCGATGACATCGACAAAGAGCAGCTCTCGTTGGGTTGTGTAGTGGGCGATAAGCTCCTGAAAAGTTGGATCAGTTTTGAGGATGCTGATATATGACGGGGAATACCCTGTAAGGGCGGAGCATTCCTCTTGTTTCGTGCCTTGTGCCAGCATTTGAGCTAACTGGTGGTGCGAATGCCTAATCTGAGTGAGTGTCTGCTTGGGCGCGGGCAACGGTGACGAAAGAAGTGGGAGGTCATCCGGCATCCGTAACGGGCGAATAACCTCCCACAGTACCGCCTTCCGACTTCTACGTCCACCTCTCGCCGGACCCAACACCGACGACGGATCAACCACCCCAGCCGAAGGGGAAGGTAGCGGC